GGGCGAGCTCTGGCGGGACTCCGACGGGCCGTCCGGTATCGGGGTCGAGGCCTCCGCCAACGTGTCGCCAAGCTCCGATTCGTCGCCTAAAGGGGCGGGTACGTTCACCTGTGCCTCGTACCAGTTGGCGAAGATGATATGCATGAACTTCGCGCCAACCTTTTTCGCCCCTTCCCATGTCGCCGGGATCGCCTCCTGGGTCTCGGGCAGACGTAGGTTCCAGCCATCCAGTACGTGCTCTGCGAACATCTTGATATGGGTCCAGTCGGCCTCCGGATCGTCCTTCGCCTCGTCGCTGCCCGCGTAGGTCCGGGCGACCTCCATCTCGATTACCGTCTCGATGTCTATGTCGAGGCGGACCACGACCTCAAGCCCGACGTACGGTTCCTCGAAGTCAACCAAGCGCCCCGTCTCACGCGGGACGACGAATCCTTCTGAGACCCCCATGTCATTACTCCTCCCCACCAGCCGCCTAGCTCCAGCTAGGCGCGGTCCCATCCTGCAGGACGCCCGGCACGGTCCAGGTCAACTCGCCCGTCTCGGGGCGGGTCAACTGGTAGTCCGTCAGCAGCGCCTCGTTGGCGAGCGTCTGCCCGCTGATGACGATTGTAATGGTCCTGGGCGTCGACGTGCTCGATATCGTCTTGAACACCGCGTGCGACAGGTTGGCCGCGTCGTTGAAGACGCCCTGCATGTTGACGGTGAAGTCTGCCAGCAGCAGGATACGCTCCATCGCGCTCTTGTCCAGCCCAGTCACCTCCTGAACACCCCGTGGGGTGCCCCAGTCGATGCTCGTCGCGTCGTTGCTGATGTTCCGTGCGGACGGGCCTGACTGGTCGTCGACGCTCAACGTCAGCGCAAACCCTGCTTCCTTCGCCATCGTGTCTCCTCCTGGGGACTAGCCCCGCTCTCTGATGCTGTTGATCCGGTACGCCGTCTCGTTCATCGAGTCGGTGAACTCGTCCACCTCCATCAGGCGCCGGCCTCCAAAGCCCGACCGATGGATCAGCAGCGGGGACCGGCCTGACGGCTGCTTGTGGTTGTGTCCGCCGGCCCAAAACTCTTGGCCGGGGAAGGCGTAGAACTCGACGAGTCCGTCGGCCCGCTCGTTGACCTTGCTAAAAGACCGACCTGACTGGTGCCGGATGTAGAGGTACTGCGGGCTGTCCTTGGCGACCACGGTCAGCCAGCCCTCACGGAACTCCCGGCACTCTGCCGCCTCGCAGGTCACGGGCCGGAAGTGGGTCACGACCGGCTGCGCGATCTGGTGGTGCTGGTCGTCCCTTCGGCCCGGCGTGTTGGTGATGAGGCTGTTTGTGACTCTCATCAGGCCAGGCTCTCATCATCCCCAGCCGTGCCGCGCTGGTACGCGACGGCCAGTTGGAGGTTGCTGAACGTCCCGGTGGTCGCAACGCTGATGTACCGCCGCACGGTCCCGGTGGCCGTCTTGTACTCGGCCGTCGGTTCGCCCCCGTCGGCGACCGCCGCGAACGACAAGATGGTGGCGAAGGACGAGTCGTCGGCGCTGTCCTGGATCACGATCGTCGGCGTGCCGCTGGAGATGTCGAAGAAGTGCGCGACCGCCCTGATCCCGTTCGACGTCAAGGCCGCGTCGTCGATACTGACGCTGGACGAAGCAACGGTGGAGCTCGAGTGGGTGATCTTCCCCGCGGTCAGCATGTTGCCCCAGATGAGGGGCCGCCCTCCACTGGCTAGAGCGTTCACCGAAGCGCGTAGGCTGCCATCAGGGGACCGTGCGAAGTCGTAGTTGGTCTGCAACGCCTCCATGAAGGCTGAGACGCTCCCACGGGACGTCCCATGCGCCCAGGTGACAACCCGATTGCCGGTGGGGAGCCCCTTCAGTGCCGCGTGCTCTTGCAGGGAGACGTCGTTGAAGAACGAGTTGAAGTCGAGCATGCCGCTGCTCAGGCCCAGCAGGCGCTCGATCGCCGACTTGTCGATCCCCGTGACCTCGAGGGTGTTCCGTGGCGAGCTCGCGCCCTGGATGGCACCGACGTCGCCCGAGATGTCGTACCCGTGGGCGTAGAAGTTTTGGCTTAGACCCGCGACCTTTGCCACGCTATATCTCCCTCAGATACCCGTCGCGTATCCAACTATCGACGGTCCTCTGCGCCTGCAGTTCAGGCTTCACGAACTCGTTGCCCTCGTACCAGTCAGCCGAGATCCCCTCCTCAGGACGGAAGCTCAGGATCGGGACGCCCTTCTGGATGCGCCTCGGGTTCAGCACACGGTACTTCTTGTCTGTCATTACGCCACCAGCTTGGCAGACCCGTCGACGACCATAGGGACCGTGATGTCCGCGATCCGGTGCATGACGCCGCCGATCTCGGCGTAGCCCCACTGGATGCCGAAGGGAGTCCCTTGCGAACCCGCCGCATCGACGTGACGGATCGTCGAGTTCAAGTCGAAGTCGCCGAGCATGTTGGAACTGATCTGCGATACCGCATGGGCCACCCGGATCTCCAGGTCTTCGGTCGGCTCGTCGAGCATCTGGTCGTAGACGCGGGTCAGGACCGTGTGAAGCTCTACCGTAGACCCATCGAACATCACCTGGGTCACCGTTGCGCTCTGCATGAAGACCGCCGCCGTCAGCACGTCGGCCGGGGACTTGGGCTCCCCGATCAAGGCGTTCCGTACGAACCCGGTCTTCGCCAGGTGGGTCTGGAGCGCCTTCAACGTGGTCTCGACTAGGAACGCCATCAGCCGTTGATCCTCGCGACCGCCTGCTTCATGTGAGCCTTCACGACCCTTGTCTTGACCCGGTCCAACCACTGGGCGGTCCGACGCCACATCGCATAGCCCTCGAACCTCGAGGTGGCGTTCCTACTCCCCGTCCCTTCCAGCCAGGGACCGTAGACCGCTCCAGCATCGTCCATGCGGGCCCCCTGACCCTCAACGCGCGCATTTATCATGCGCCGGTAGTTTCCTATACTCGCCTTGCCTTTAGCCGCCTCTGCAACCCCCAAGTACACGCCGCCGGGCCGGGGCTTGAGCATCGAGGTCAACCGGCCCTCGCCGAGATCAAGCAACTCCCGAACCGCGGCTCGGGTCGCCTGCTCGATCATCTTGGGCGCCTGGCCCTGAAACACTGGACCCTTGGCCGTCACGGTGATGGCGGTCCCAGATGAGGGCATTAGATCGCCGCCACCCGAAGGCGCTTGAGGGTCTTGACGTTCTCCCAGAGGTCTCTCAGCCCCGCGCCGGTGTACTCGCGGGCCTGGTCGCCAACACCCACCGTGCGCCCGTAGGAAGCGCGGCCCTGCTGGAAGGCGTTGAGCGTCAGCGCGATGGTGAGCTCCTGGACGTCGAACGGGGGCGAGTACTTCGTGATCGCGACGGCGTCCGCATGGGTCGCGGCGGTGGTCCCGTTCGTCGCCCGCACGACCGTCAGGGTGCGGAAGACGTGCACTGCGGTGTCGTCCGCGTGGGCCGCCAGGGTCGTGCCGTCGTATTGCCGAATGACGGTGAGGACGTTGGTCGCGATGTTCGTGATGAGCATCGCCTCGGAGTCGAGGAGTATCCTCTCCCCCTCGACCAGGCCGTGGCTCGCGTCGACCGTGATGCTATCGTTCGTCATGCTGGCCGTGACGGACGCATCGTTGATCAGAATCGATCCGAGGGCCGCGCTGACTTTCTTGCTGACGTATAGCTGCTCAGACTCAATCAGTAACGTGTCGCCCACGCCGATCAGCCCCTCGTCCGAGACGATCAACACTGTGTCGCTCGCGCTGATGCCGCCCGAGTCGTCAATCACGCCGGCCGCGATGGTGTCGTCGGTGAAGCCCCACGATCCGATGATCTCAATGGACCGCTGCGAGGTGTCACCCGCCTCAAATGCGGCGGTGGACGACAGGTCGATCTCGACGCGATCGTAGGGCGGGCCCGAGTTGGCGGGCTCCAAGAAATAGTCGGTCGACGGGATGGTTGTGGGGCTAGCGTTCTGCGCCTTCGTCTTGAGCGTCGTCACGGATATCAGGTCGTCGTCTAGCCAGAACTTCCAGCCGACGCCC